TTACATATTACTATGCAACAGCCCTATCTTCATAAGGGAAATACTCAGTGTGTGGTGCAACAGCTACCGTCATGCCAGCGTTTGAGAACGTAGTAGACAGCGAACGTCTAGTAGCACCAGTTGCATAACCAGCTGTATACGCAGCAGCCATGTTTTGAGCCACTTTCTTTTCAAGCAGTGCACCATGTTTGGCTACAATCGTTTTCGTTTGCGTTGCCATCATCATAGGTCGCTTAGTGATTGCTCGTTGTAGCTCCCTAGCGCCCTTAAGTTGAAACGTGATTTTAGCCATTGCTTTCACCCACAATCATCGTGAACAGTTTTAACGGTTTTCTCATTGTCTGCAATACATACTTCTGCTTTCCATCATCAATGGTCAGATAGGACCACTTAGGCGGTGCAGCACAAAGTCGTATCACTAGACTGTTCTGTTTATAGTCGCCGAACAATTGCACCGACTTAACCGTACCAACGTCAGTTACGTTTCCATGTAGGATTGAAACCAGTTTTTCACCGCCTACATAGCCGTGTGTTTTCGGGTCATAGTGCCGTTCTGACTTATCGTAGAACTTAATCACGTGATCAAAACGCATTTAATCGCCCCGCTTCCAGTAGAACGGGTCAACCGTAGTTAGTACGCCATGACTATGGCGCTTGCGCCAGTCGTCGATATCAGCCTGGAAATCATCAAAATCGTTACTGTTAAACGTGATACTTTCGCCTTCTTGAGTGTATGAAGTCATACCCTCGTTTTTTAAGCGATTATAGCGTCGTACAGCGACTTCAATCGGGATATAGGCCAATTCGCTAGGCACTTGCTCGCCAGTGTCTAAGGCTAACTTAAACCGCAGTTGTAAGTCAGTGTTTTTTAAGATCAGCGCCAAAACAGAATCTTGGCTTGTGTCATCAGTCGCAAGCCCTAGCAGTGTTTTCAGATCTTCAAGACTTGCCATGATAAATCACCTTATCTACTAGTGCTCCGTACTGCCGCTAGTTGCTGCTTGAACCGTTGCGACAACTACCTTCGTGTCATCGTACAGGTAAGCAGCGAAATGCTCATCGGCCGTCATAATCGTTGACTTAGTAACGATATCACGTTGGGTTTCAACAGCAACATTGCGCTTCATAACCAACTTAAGTGCTGGCGACGTTGCGTTAGCCTTAATCAGAATCATTTCCGTATCAGCTAACTTCTTGCTCCGTACGATTTGAGCGCCCAGAACATCGTAGTAGGTACCGGTGATCACTTGGTTTGCACCGGCCTCACTGCCCATTTTCTTGTTGATTGCGTCCATGCGCAACTTAGATGCGGTCTTTGGGCTCATAACAGCTACAACCGTAGAATCGTCTTCATCGTTAAACATATCAAGCGCGGTTTGCATGCCCTCAATCGTTGGCGCAATAGTAACTTTTTGCGTGCCACCCTTAGCAGCGGTCAGCAGTTGAGTATCAACAAAATCAGCAATGCTCATACCCAGTTGACGGTTGGTTTCGCCCATTACATCGCCATAGCCGGATAGGATAGCTTCATCAGTGATTCGCGTACCCTTCGCAGCCTTTTGTACCTTAACGCTGGCTTGCTTAGTGCCCAGCTTGTCCAGTGGGATTGGCTGACCTTCCGCAACGTTCTTGGCGTCGCCAATGTACGTGAACTTAGGGAACTTCAGCGTATCGCCCGCGTTACCTACCAACGTAGAATCAACTTGCGCAAGCGGGGTAAACCGCATTGCATGTTCCATCGTGTATTGTACAATCGGTGCATTGACTTCTGGATTTACCAGATCTGCAATCATAGTAGTTTGATCTGCCATAATTAATTACCTCCTAAAATACGTGCATACTCAGCGGGGTTTTCTCGTTGGAACTTAACTCGTTCAGCCGTGCTCATCTTTACAATTTCTTGAGCTGATACCGGCTTGATTTTCTTCCCGCCTAACGTAGGCGTCTTCCCCGCTAATAGTTTGTTTCGTTCATCTTCTCGAATCGCCTCAATCGCAGTCAGCAACACATTTACGTTTGCTTGAGTGCTTTCGGCGGTGTCAGTTACAACCAGATCAAGCAGACCGTTATCAGCGTTGTTAAAACCGCCGTCCGCTAGCATTTGCTTGGCACTATCGCGCATTTCGTAGCGTGCCAGCTTTGCAGCAGCTTCTTCAGCCCGCTTGTTTGCTTTCTCTAATTCGTAGTTAGCCTTTTGTTCAGCGTTCATGCGGGATAACTTTTTGGCCTCGTCTTCCTTTGCCTTAAGCTGTTCCTTTTGACGTTCCAAACGTTGGCTAACAATCTTGTTAACTTCGTCTTGCGTGAAAGTCTTGGCTTGTTGCTCGTCCTGCTTTTCTCCGCTATCGTTTGGCTGTTCTGGTTCGGTATTTGGTGCACCGTCCGAACCTTCGTTGCCTTGTTCAGCGAAAAATTGCAACATCATTGGCAAGCTATGAGTTTTAACAAGCCCGCTTTGTACTAACTTTTTGTACATAGATACACCCTCGTTTTAAGCCCGGTCGGCTATATACTCCGAACTTGTTCTTTTGGGCCTGCAAGTAAGTCAAAAAGGCCAAAATTTAAGCATGAAAAAAGAGAACCCTTGCTATGCATGAGTTCTCTCGGTTTTGTTTTTAATCTGGAAAATAAAAAAGGCATAGCCGCAGCTAAATCTTTATATCAATGGCAACCAATCTTTAACTTCTTTGAAAATTCGATAAGCCTTTTTCATCATTGAATTTTCAGCTAAATATTGAAGGCCTTCAATGGTGATTTTCAAATCCAACAATGACGAATACGTTTTACCCATCTTAGTGCTATGAAATTGAATACCGCTAATATATCCATGATCAGCAAGCATTTCAAGAGTGTTGCCAAACTGTACTTTACTAATGTTAAATGTATCAGCGTTTAATACATTAGGGTCTGGCGTTTGCCCATTCTCATAACAGAATTTTAGATAACTCAAGATCTTGTAAGCTACCGTAAAGAAATCATTGTTGCTCATGCTAGGCACTCCATTCATTAATAAAAAAAGCCTAGCAAACAGCTAAGCTTTTTAACGCGTTCTCATAACTATTATTCCGGTTCGATTTTTAATTCATCACCAGATACTACACCATCAACTTGAAGCATTAAGATCTTTTTCTTATCTGCTTCAACCGACGGGAAATTGCTACTTATAACTTTGACTTTGTGATTATCCTTGTCAACCAAGTACGAACCCCATTTAATAAAACTAGCCCCTTGGACGATAATTGCATATTTACCTGCCACTTTAAATTGATCTATAACTTTCAGCATTGCAATCACCTTCCCTTATAATCAGCTAATTTACGTTTCCAATATCTCAGATTTCGTTTTAATTCTTTAATTTCATTATAGGACATGTTGTGTTCTTTTGCATACTTTAACAAATAGATTTGCGCTTCAATTTCCATGTTTATAAGTTCTTCATCTGACGGGGCACCATCATATCGCTTTAGTTGATTAGCATGAAATGCTTCTTCCCGTACTGCCATTTCAGTAGCAAATGTTCCAATTAAAATTGTAGAACTATCAAGAATTGAAGCTGAAGCCCCTTGAGAACGCAGCCACTCATCTGTTTCTTTGCCCATTTGAACGGACCCACCGCGCCGAATAAACGAACCAAGTATCTGGTTCATTAAATCAGTTGGCACGTGGTCATTTCCCTTAAGTTGATGGGTACTTCTACGCATCATTTTTAATCTAGTAGATTGCTTACCACCGACAAGGTTATCATCTTTGCCTTCAACCCACGTTTCGGATATGCTGCAACGGCAGTTGGGGTGTTCTGGAATCTTTGGCACTTTAGCAACCTTGTAGACACCTTCGCCGTACCCACTATCACGGCTTGCAATTGCTCGACAAGCAGGGCACGCTTTCGGCTCAGCAATCCATTGCACGTAGTTATAGCCGTGCTTTTTAATCGATTCTAACTGCACGTTAGTTTGAATTCTTGCGCTCTCAGTCCGTGCTAATCGCTCGGTTACATATCTTTGATTGCCGACCGCTGTTTTAACCTGTTCTCGTAGCCGTGTAGCCATCTTACGTGGATTTTGGCCCTGTATCATACCGACACTTAAAACTTGGTCTAGCTTTGCTTTAAGGGCATCTTGATCAGCCCACAATCGCTGACTAAACGTTGCACCGTTGGTCTGTGCCATTAGGATTTTAGCAGCATCTTTGCCAGTCCAAGGTGATCGTTGCGCGCTATCCATCATGATACCGGCTTGCCTAATAACTTCTTTCTGATAATCACCGCTTAACTTGTCCCGCAGACTGGAATCAACTTTGACACCAGCTCGCAGCATATCAAGGCCTACTTCGGATTTCAGATGTTCAAGCCGGTTGATTCGCATTGTAGCGTTGTAGACTTTCAGCCGTTGGTTAACCTGATCGCTGAAATCAGCATACGTTACCTTTTGACCATTAGCCCGCATTTTCTCAGCCTCAGCCACAATCGACTTGGCTTTGGTTTCATACGCCTTGACGTCCATTTGCGTTACTTGGTCTTTGCCTACTCGGTTAAGCTCTTTTTCAATACTATCGCTAATATCATCGATCGCTTGGTTGTAGTAGGTTTCAAGCAACTTGCCAAACTCGGCATCATTTTCAAGCTGTTTGAGTTGCCAGGCCTTTTCTTGCTTTGCTCGCTCTTCCCAATAGCTACTCGGCATTTACATCATCGCTTTCGGTGTCCTGCTTTTGCTGATCAGTCATGGACGGCATCGCCTGCAAGTTGTTTCGCACGTCTTCGGCTTGCTCTTCTCGCATACGGTCGATTTCCTTCTTAGGGTCATCAACAATCGACAACGTGCTTAACTGGGTTTCCTTCGATACGATACCTGACAACATAGACGCAGTTTGTGCCTCGTTCTCAACGTCAAGCGGAATGTTACGCGCTGGAACGATTTGCAAGTCTTTCATAACGTCAGCTCGGCTAACCGTGCCAATCGCTTTGCCAAGGCCTAACGCAGTACCTAGCAGTTGACGCAGACTAATGGCAAACTTGCGGTCTTCAAACGCAGCTTGGTTCTGCATGCTTAACAGCTTGTAGCGAATCGCAACCCCACTTGCGTTACCGCTAAATGCTTCATCGTTAAGGTTAGCGACCATCGCGGTTTGGAAAATATCATCTTTCAAACGGCTCAGCATGTTTTCTTGCATGTTGTCGCCGTCTGGTTTGGTGATGAAATCGACTTCACCTTGCGCAGCATCTGCACTTGGCGAGTAAAGCACGTGGTCTTGTTCAAGATTGAGAACCGTTTTGCCATCATCGTCTGTTGGCAACGGAATGCCCAGAATCTTAAGATAAGCGTTGTCAAAGTAAGCAACTTGGTTAGCCTTTTGACTGATTGCCCTATCGTACTCTTCAACCAACGTATCAATCTTGCCAATCAGCGAAAGGCGCTCATCGTTGGCATAGAATTCAGCAGCAGGAACAAGGCCAAACACATGGTTGGTTTGTTCTTCTACCTTGCCGTCATTACCAAAATACGTGATTTCTTTGTCGGTATATACTTCACCGCTCAACTGGTTGTTGTAGCTTGAATACCGCACGAACGCAACAGGATTCCGTTTAATCGTAGTGTCGTAGATCATGAAACTACTATCGGGAGCAGCAACCGCAATTTCAGTTTCGCTATTCTCGTTCTGGTAAGCCATCATATATGACCGGCCATAGATAGCAACTTGCTTGGCAACTTCGCTCAGCTTGTCCTGGAACGAATTGACGTTCAACCAGTCTTGCAAGCGTTCGTTAGTGCTATCATCATCTAACGCAATCTTAGGTGGCTTACCGATAAAATAGCCGACATACGTATCAACGACGTAGTTAGCCCAGTTGCTAATGATACGGTTGTCAGGTCTAAAAGATCGATCATGTGGCTTACGTAAAATATCGTGGTTACCGCTATACAGATCATAGTAATGGTTATACTTCGTAGACCGTTGGCGATTATCGTTGATGAACTGCATTAAGCTGGTCGTGTCCAGCTCTTCACCGGCAAACAGATATACGCCTTCTTTGGTTACATAGCAGTTTTCACTAATCGTTTTTTGAATTGCCATTCTCTCACCTCTTTTTCGTAGCTATTAAACGCGTACGATACGCGTAAAATCAGAAATATCTCGAGCGAATCGTACGTGCTTGGTTGTCGCGGTGTTGGTTATATACTGCATAGCGCATGGAATCCATACAGTTATCCATTCTCTTAATTGGCACTCCCTTGTCGCTATCCCACACATATTCGTATATTTCATCAAGAAATTTTACTGGTGCATTTTTAAGGACAAAAAAATGGCCGGTAGTCATAAGTTCTGAAACAGACTCGATACCAGTCAAAATATTTTTGTTAGCGTTACGGGCTTGAATACCGTTCATTTGCAATTCTGATACATATTCTGGCCTAGCAGGATCGCACCAAAACGTTAAATTATAACCGTGCCTTTGCTGTATATCCTTCATTACCCGAATCCAGTAATCAATATATCTATGCGTAGCAGTATGCTCTTCAGTTAGGTAAGTGTTACCTTGCTGATCGTCTGCCCAAACAGTGATTGAAGTAGCGTGTCCTTCCGCAAAACCAAAGTCAACGCCACAGTAGTACGTATAGTCGCCATTAGTCGGAAGCTCATCAATCATCATCCGGTCTTTATCAAAGTCGCTGTAAACTAAGCCTTCTGCCGATACCCAACGACCATAAATAGCTCTATCTGTAAACATTCCAGAAGGGGTTTGTGCTTTTAAGGCATTAACGTATTCAACAGGCAAGAAGGTATTGTCGTCAATTGTGAAGTTGAAAGACTTAATTCTCGACTTGGGATCATCTGCCTTGTCAATATAATCAACCTTTAGCCAGTGATTAGGGCTATCTGGTCAAGGGTTGGTATCACAGATAATTCGTGAGCCTTTGTAACTACACCGCTGCAGGATTTCCTGAAATACGCTTTCAGCCGCAAGTGAGCATTCATTAACGTAGGCCCCCATTGCCGTCATACCACGAATGCTATTAACGCCACGATCCGTACCCGTGTAACTCTGCACAATATCAACGCCAAATAAATTGTAGTGTTGATGTCTGTCTGGTCTTAAATCTAAGCCAAACTGATTAGACAGTGAACTTATTACATTGGTAAAAATAGAGTTGCTAGAGAATCCGGCTAGAATGTACATTGGTTTCTTTATGTTATGTTTCCTAGCTAACTCTGCAACTCGTCTAATCTCCATTAGAAACAGCCAATTATCAATATAGGTTTTACCACTACGAACTGCTCCACTTAAAATAAGAATTCTCCAATCATCATGGAGATAGCTTTGCAATACTTGGTTTTGTTTTATTGTTAGAACATCTGATAATGCCAACCTTGACCACCTCCTTTCAAATAAAAAAGCACTCATTAAGAGTGCTAATCATTTATTAAATATATTTCCAAATATAGCCTTTGTACGTTTTTAATTTTCCAATTGCGCATTTTGATACACTCGTTTGCTCGTATCCATGTCGTCCAGCCTCGCGAGTTGAATAATACGTATGAAGCAGCTTGCCGTCTTTGGTAAATTGACCAACTTTCTTACCTCTTGAAATTGCAAACTTCTTTGCACGATTGCCATAGTTTAAATTTGCGACGTGCTCAATCCATTCAAGATTATCAGCCCTGTTGTTTAGCCTGTTTTCATCTTTGTGATTAATTTCAGGTAATTTATTCGGATTAGGTATGAACGTCTTTGCAACAAGCCTATGAACATATTCGTATTTAACATGCTCGTTAATCTTCATTCTAATTTGCCAATATCCAGAGTTAGTTTTCACTGGGCGTATAAACTTGCCTTTATAAAAGCGACGTCTTCCATCTTTGAAGATAATTTCACGGTCGCAGCTCCTAACTCTTCCCATGTTACTAACTTGATAATATCCTTCGTAGTCTTGAATATCTCGCCATACTTCTTTAGAATTATCCATGTAATCATATCCTTTCTATGATTGCCATGCTCTAGGGTGTTCCCGCACCGCTAGGGCTTTTTCTACTTACATTAATATTATACTACTAAAGCTCTAACAATCCTTGATATATCAGCCTTTCTTGTCGCTTTCATTAACAAGCTTATCCATAATTCTATCAAGAGCTTTTTCGACATCTGCACCATTTTCTTCAAGCGACTTTGCCCTTGCTTCTGCAACCCGTGCATCAGCATTAGCCTTACGGACCTTAGCCCGTGTAAGCTCAGGCGTATCATTATCAGACAGCATACCAGCCATTTTTAAAATGGTAGTCGCTGATTGCAGCTGAACCATTTCAGACTTGGCGTTCAATAAATCAATTAATGTCCTAAGCGCCAGGCTCTTGTACTTCCCCTTGATTGCTTTGGAAGCATAAGCATTAAAGGCTGGCTCATACCATGAGCGCTTGCGCCAATGTGAAACTGTGGTTTCATTCTTCAAGCCAATCTTAGGAGCAATTTCTTTATTACTATGTCCGCCTTCAAAGTCAAGCATGACAAGGGTTTGCTGAGCTTTTGTCAGCCTTGAAAAAGGATCGTTTACTGTTCCATCTTGTTTCTTACTCATCGCATATCACCACACCTCACTTTATCGAAAATAAAAAGCGACAACCGTTGCTATCACACTTCGAAATATTTGTCTCGCCATATCGACCTATCAAATCGCTGTTCAATTGTGCCAGCCGGCAACAAAATCATTTCATAGCCATCTTTGCATTTTGCCGTAAGCGTATCGTAACCGGTTTCGCCATTTCCATAGGTTTCAGCGACTATCAAGCCTTCTATGTCGCTTGCATTGATAGCGTGCATTTTGCCTTCAATATCAGGAACCAAGTAAATAACGTTTGATCGTTCCATTTTGCACCTCACAACTTCATCATAGGCGGTTTAACACTATACCTGGTCTTTTTATCAGTCTTTGTCTTTACGGGCTTGTGTCGTTCATTCTCGGCATTGTGTCGCTCTCTGCATATCCGGTCAGCATGAGCCAACGCGATATACTCAGACCGGCTACTGACTAGCCCGTATTTCTTTGTAATAAACATTCGTTCGCTCTCCCGACCAAATAAAAAAGACGGGCCGAAACCCGTCAATTGAAACTGATGCATAAGCAGCACGTTAACGACCACTGTCAACGTACTCTCTAACTATTAACTCAATGAAAAGTGAATTTTTTATTTTCCCCTTATGAGAACCAATAGTTTTTTTGCCCGTCGGCAACGTATCCCACAGGAATCGAACCCACATCTTCCGCTATACATGGCGGCTGCTCGCCCATTGAGCTAAAGATACAAAACCCGCCGGCGTTGATAAGGAACACCATGCCGGAAGGATAATATATGCAAAGGATTATGCAACCCGTTTAATTTGTGCCATTTCTGGCAAAGGATAGGTAGTGGACTCGCACCACTTTTTGCATGCTGCTAACGCCGGTAGATCGTTCAAATAACGTTAACAACAAGCCCACCTGGGACCTTCCAACTACTCGTCGTGTCTTTCGAGTAGTAACACCGTAAGACGGAATTGCACCGCCTCGCAAATGATCAATATTGGAGCGATTAGGTTTAAGGTTTACGGAAGTGATCATTTGCCATCTTATACGGTATGAAAAAGCAAGTTTCCTTGCTTAGTAGGTATAAAGTCGCTTTGCAATCGCGAATATTTTTTCTTGCGCATGCAAGCCTAGAAAATCAAAGTATGACTAATTTAAACAATCGTCTTGAAAGGATTTCATTTCCAACAAAATTTGAAAGACCATCGGAACAGAAAGGTTCTATGCCATCTCTGGCACAATACCAATATACCGCATTTTCAAGGGTTGTTTAATCCCCTCTTAGTACCCCAGTTGGTACTACCTTATATACCACTTTTTAAGCCGTTGCTTTCTTCAAGATTGTAAACGTAGGAAACAGCTCTTCAACTTGGTATTTCGCAATAGCCGTTTCGATTGTTTCTGAAAACTCATAGCATGCGAACTTCTCTGATTTATGCCAGCTTTTATTGCTACTGATATGCAGCAGCTCTTTGACGTCTTCCACTTGTTCACGCTTGACAAACCGGTTTTTCAGAATAACACGGCTTTCTTCACTCAAGCAATTGTTGATTGCGTCATACACCGCGTTTAATGCCCGTGAATACTCTGTGTGAGCGATAAAAGCGTCTTCGCTGTGATTTCCACCACTACCACTGGAACCACCGTCAGCAGACAATGACGGGCTTTTAATGTCGCCTGACCCTGCCTTGCGCAGAATGTGGCTAAACGTCCGCTTGTTAAAGCCATCATCAAAAAAGAAATCACGCACCGCTTGGCGGGTTGCCTGCTCATCGATTTCGTCGAATAATTCTGCTTGTTTAACTGCCATGCCCTAACCCCTTTCGACTTCATAGCGTCCCAGATACGGCTTTTCTTGCCGGCGTTTCAGATAGTTGTACAGCGCTCTGGTCTTAAAACCTAACGACCGTTCAGCCACTTGAATGCTGTTATAATGCATAACTTTGCCTAGCTTCAAATCTTTAATGGTGATTTCGACGCCAGGCCGATTTAATGACGGCAACTTTTGATGCATAACCTTTAACGCACCGTTTCTTCGTACGTGGTAAAGATAGCTTGTTCTAGGGATTGGCACGCTCTCAAGAACCCAGTGCCAGCTCTTTCCTTGCTCTAACGCTTCCTTTTGCTTTTCATAAATCTCTGCTTCGATTGCGAAGTTATCAACGCTTTTCCCGTGCTTATGATAGCTTGCCCGCATTGCCTTAATCATCTCTTGCAGCTTCTTGTACTTCGCTGTTGCCGTTTCACCGTCTGGGCAACCGTCATCGTCTAAGAAATCGTACTCAAGATATAAATCGGGATACGTTGTTCGATACCAGTTTTCAAGCTGGCAAAACTCTTGCATGTCTACCATCTAACCGCCTACCACTTTCAACGTTGCCAAAACTACCAGTGCCCAGAACACTAAGCATGCAGCAAAGACAAAACCTAACCCGTTCCAGTTACGCATCATAGATCACCATTGCCGTGTAGTAGTTGTATGAGCCATGAACACCATAAGCAGTTGGTGCTAGCTTAATATCAACTACTGCAACCTTGTTCTTGGTCAACCACTCGTTCATTTTTGCTTGCAGCATCGCGATGTTTGAATCGCAGAAAAACTCAACCTTCATAACGTTCCTCACTTTCGATAACATGCCTACCCGTCGTATATACGCTTTCCCAGCCAGTGAGAATTTTCGGGAAATGCTTTGAATAATAGTGCCCTTCGTCGTTGTACATTTCATCAAGCAGCACGGTTTTGTTCATCGCCAGCACCTCTTATAATTTCCGTCCACAATATGGGCAATACTCTAGATCATACTTTTCTTCTAGATACTCAAAATCGCTCTCATCATCTGTTTCTTTTGCGCATTGAATCCCTACGGCACCTAATAGATAATCAATCGTAACTTCGAAAAATTCTGCATATGCTATCAGCGCTTTGATGCTTGGCTCACGTTTCCCGTTTTCATATTGAGAAAGCGTGTTATCCTTTACGTTCAATAAACCTCGTTCATCGAACAGCTTTGATAGTTGCTTCAACGTTAACCCGTGTTCCTTGCGTACCTCTTTCAATCTGTTCATAGTCAGCACCTCTTACAGTTTCCGCCCGCAGTATGGGCAATACTTGAAATCATACATTTCTTTTAGAAATTCAAAATCGCTCTCTTCATTTCTTTCTAGTGCGCATGGTGTCCATGCAACACCTAACATGTAATCAATGGTTACATCATAGAATTTAGCCATTTTTACAAGTGTTTTGAATTTCGGGAATGATTTACCGTTTTCATAGTTGTTATATGTTGCTCTTCCGATTCCAAGCTCTTCTTCAATATCATCAAGCGTTAAGCCTTTATCTTCGCGCAGCTCTTTTAATCTGTTCATGGCTAACCCTTTCTTTTGTTAGCTAACTCGTTGAAGTTTTTACCAAGATCAATGAATAATTGGCCTAAATTTTCAAAGCTAGTAATCGTTGCTTTGCTTTCATATCCAAAAAAATCATTTGGCGAAATATCAAAATAGTCTAGTAGCTTTTCAAGTGTTTCGTACTGAATGCCTTTTCCCGTATTGTTAGCAATTTGCATTAAAGTTGTTTTTGAAATGCCGGTATCTTTATATAGATCAGCAATCTTCAATCCTCGTTCAGCCATTAAAACAGCTAGTTTGTTCTTCATTGCCAACGCCTCATTTCCTTTTCTCGCTCCGTTCGATATGCCCGCCAACGTGGACCGGAAACACCTGGCCCGTTGGCACGATAGCAGCGCTTGAATGCTTTCAACGCAAGCACAAGCGCTGCATGTTCTCGTGCCCGTTTTGTCATTTAGATTGCCCCTTCTTTCAGAAATTTGGCAATCCGCTGTTCGGTATGGTCAACGTGCGCAGCATATGCCTGCATGGTCTTAATCTCATCATCGTTGTTTGCCGTCTGCTTGATATACTCGTCAAACGCAGCACTTAGTTTGCGTCCGCAGTACCAGCGTCGCAGCTCAACAACTTTGCCATTTTCCTTGTTAATGCCAAACTTAACCAGAATGGCTGGGTTGTAGCTATCACTAGTGATGTAATAGCTATCGTCAATCTTGATTTTCATCTTCTTGCCCCTCTATGATGTCGACAATCTGTTCTGGTGCAATCGCAATCAGTTCGCCGTAAATTCCATCTGCTCTATATAGCGTTCCGTTTCGCCGTGCATAATTGATCTTTGCACACTCGTTCCGAAAAACACCATTGATATAGTATTTCGAATAACTATTCGTGGTTTGCCTTGCGGTCAAAACCAACTGCTTTGGCTGTTCGTTGTTTTCAGTCCCTTTGTAGCTTGATACCATGCTTTAATCCTCCTCGACTTCTTCCGCAGCTCGCCATAAATCCATAGGGTTCAAGTTGGCACATAAATCACTATTTGCGATTTCGCTGATTTCACCAGCCGTGAATGCCACTTTCTGATTGCTCATCTTGGCAATCTTGAGCGATGTTACGCTCCACGTATCTGTGCCTTCCACTCTTGCCAGATACCCATATTCGGTGTTTAGCAGCTTGATATAATACTTCGGCTCTAGTTGTTCATCGAAATAATCGTACAGTTGGCTGTTAATATCACGCAGCACTTCACGATCGGTCTTGTTGCTTCGTTCTGGAGTGAAATCAACCGTGAACCAACCGGGCTTATCGCCTTCATAGATAAACGAGTTTGCGACAAGCTCTTCGCTAATAGCGTCATACAGACGAATTGTAAAGCTGTTTCGTGAGCTTACTTTCCCAACGGTATAGGTATAATGCAGCGTTCCGATTGCTTGCTTGGTGATTTTTGATAGTTCCTCTTTAGTCAACATTTGTCATACTCCTAACTTCGATTTCGATTTTTGGTTGCTCCATATATCGTTTTTCGGCAACCATTTTTACAATTGCGTTATCATCTACCCATAAAACGCCCGTGAGTGCGTCTAAGGTGCTTTTAATGTAATTATCCAAGTCCGGCTTTACTGTCGGTCTATGGCGCCCTAACAGCCTTAGTTTGCGTTCTTTTTTGCTTATCGACTTCTGGACAGCTCGGCCAAAGATAACTGTTACTTCCAGTTCGCCATCTAACGGCTTACCGTGATAGTTTTCCTTTGCTAACTTGTGCAGTGAACGTTTGAATTTTGCTGTTTTAGGTGGGTCATACAGCCGAATGCCTTTGCCGAACCTTCTTGCTCGTGGCCTTGCTTGTGCTACCGGTTCAATCGGTAAGATCAGCTTAATCATCAATGGTCTAATGACGTGCCGACACAAGCGAAAATTAAAGCGCTAAAAATAGCAGTTACCGTTGCTTTGACACCTACAATGGCGTTAACCCATAATGCCCAGAAAAAACCGACCGCTGTTGCCAGCATTGCAGCAATCGCTAATGCGTAAAATAACTTTGCTAAAATTTTCAAATTCCTATACCCCCATATCGTGCATTAAGCTTGCGTCTACTTCGTTGTTGCTGTCCCAGTGCCCGGAACTCTTCATGATCTTTACGATTGCCGGGTCAATACGCAGCATGCCATCGCCTTCACAGAACGGGCACTTGCGTTCGATCGTGTCCAGATAGCCTGAACCTTCACACCAAGCGCAACTCTGCTCGGTGTCTAGCAGCATACCGTCTTTCGTTAGTTTCATCATTTTCAGCCCTCCTACCATAATATTTTCAGGTACCGATCATCGCCCATATCGTCGAAGCCGAGCAGCCGATAGCCATACGGGGTGAGCCAATAGCAGTTGTTTTTGTTATCGTAACAATCGCCTGGCAGTGTCTTAAAAGGATTCTCGCCATCAGTTGTAAAGTAGTTGCGCCCAGTTGGTTTGCTGTTGTAATCCAAACCAACTGCATGTTGAGCGCACTTATAATCGTCTACATCAATATGGTTATAAATTTGCTTGGCTTCGTAGCAACTATTAGCATGATATCGGTGCGCGTTGCCACAACTCATGCAAAGCATCGTATAAACCTCTGACTGTTGATAAACTAACCGCATTGTTGGCAATCCACAATCTAAGCAAATGTTAATGTCGTTCTTCAACGTGTACGGAATGTCTAACCATTCATCTTTCAAGTAACGTTTAATGCTAAATGGCACGTTGGCCGGTTTCTTATGTTGTAAAATTCGTTCAGTCAGCATCGCTATTCCCCTTTAAATCATCGATACGCATTTCTAAAACATTCGAATATGCCGACATAGCATCACGCTGCACATTTAGCAGATTCAGCTGCAGGTCGCTAATAGTCTGACTGTCTTCTTGGTCCATAAGAAAGATGACTAGTTTCAACAGCTTTTTGTCGAGCTTGTCTTGTTCTTTTTTCAGTTTCTTGATCAATTCTTTATTTTCCATTTCTAATCTCCTTTAGATCATGCTTGCTCGAACATCTACCATGCCGTTAAACGTCAAGCGATGTTCTGGATTGCGTGTGATTAAGCGACTTAATAATTTTTCGTTATACATCTCTTGTAGCTCGCTCGTTTTGTTGTTCGTGGTAACAATCGTTGTAAACTTGCCAAACCTTGCGTCCGCAACGCTGAACAGTCCTTTTTGCATATCAACGCGGACTTGACTTTCGGTGTCAGTTCTCATACCGCCTTCAGTGCCGAAGTCATCAAGCACCAGCACATCAACCGGTTCGATTTTCAATTGGCGGTTTCCCTGCATTAAATCAAGCAGTTCATACAAGCGATTTTGAGTTGCTTTATCATCGAACCGCCGGTCGTATAGCTCGGCCAACGCGTCCGTTGAAACAAACAGCGCAGTCTTTCCACTTTCGTTACGAATCTTGTCAACCATTGCTAAGGCTAAGCTTGTTTTTCCAGTGCCTGGATCACCGGAAAAATAAACATTCATGCTCTGACCACCTGCAATCATCTTTGCCAACGTCCAGGCGCGATTGCCAATTTCAGCAGCCTGTTTTTTGTCCGCTTGTTTGTCGACTTTCCAATCGTCAAACGTGAACTTAACCGGCTGATTGCCAGTCCACAAGCTCTTTCGATAGACCCGATTAAAGTTGTGCATTGCGTTCTCTTTACGCCACTCGTCATGCAACGGCTCTGCCTTCTTTTTCAGATAGTCAACCGCTGCTTGCTTGTCTGTCAGATCAACGTCTGGCAGTTCCCAACCTTCTTTAGCGAATATTTTCTTCAAGCTCTTAACGCCTTCTTTGGCGCTGTCTTTTACGTTTAGCATGTTTCACCTCCTACCAGAATTCATTTTCCATTTGGTATCTCGTATATCCGTTAGGGTCTGGCTGACCAGTCATCGGGTTAATCTTTTCGGTGTAGTAAGGATCGTTCTTGTTCTGGTCAGGAACTCCCTTAACTTTTTCGTTAAGGTAGTCTTCAAACTTTGTGCCAAACAGCGTTAACGGTCGTAGATATTTGTTCATCTTGCCGTCTTTCAGCCAAGTAGCAGTCTTCTTATCGATAACCGTTTTAAAGTCATCAACGGTGAATCCTTCTTTAAGCCTTGCTTGAACTAGCTGCTTGGTCTTTGGTGTAGTTGCTTTATAGTGGCTATCTGTTTTTTCGTTTAGATAGCCAACGATTGTTTTAGTCTTTTCAGCTACACCGTCAGGCTCTGCCTGACTATATATATCTGTACTATTAACTGTATTATTAATACTTGTACTATTCTCTTTAACGTTTTCTAAATACCCTTGTTTAGGATTCTTAATAGGCTGTTTAGGAAATTTAATACCCCTATTTAGCTGGCTAACTACCCTTATGACTCGTTGCTTGATTTGTTTTCCTTCTCGTTGATACTTGACTGTGATATATCCTTTATCTTTGAGTTGGTTAACCAGCTGTGATATGCGGCCTTTGCTCAGACCAAAAAAGTTAGAAAGATAAGCGTTTGAAGCGAAGCAGCCTTTTTCGTTATCTAAGCTCTTTATTTCAGTTAGTAGTACAACTTCCATAATGCTTAAGTTTTCATCTAGCCAAAATTCGGCGGGAATCCAAACACCTTCAAACTTTCGATCTTGTTTAACGATTTTTCGTTCCGTCATGATAAACTCCCTTCATGCCGATTCGTTTCAGTGTTTCGGCGTTAACCTTCACACCTAAGTTAGTTAAGCGATACTTCTTACAAAACATTTGATAACCAATTTGATGGAATTCCGTATGATGCACCCGGCATAAGGCTGATAATCTTGCTTGCGTATGGTCTAACTTGTTACGGTTACGCCCCATGCCGACCTCATCAATGTGGTTGATGTCAGCAGCACGACCGCAGATCAGACAACGCCTTTTTTGAATGCACTTAAATTGGAAATAGCTTTCATCACGTGGCAACAATGGATAGCCATCGTTGATTGGGACTTGATAATCAAAGATGAAATCAATCACCAGGTTTATCAGTTCCGTTGCGTCTGATACCGTGCTAACAGTATCGTTCGCCAAGCTAATCTCTTTACCGGCTGTTTTAATCGTGTATTGAAGGTAAAAGTATTCCTTCAACCATTCAGCCGGTTCACCTGACCAGCGATGAATATCGCTTAACAGTGCGAAAAATAACCGCCGTTGTTTTGGTCTTGCCTTGCGCCTATCTGGGATTTCGTACTGCACCGGTACACCGCTTGTTTTGCCGTACATCGTTTCAATATGCGACAAGTCAGGCGTTTCGTCCGGTGCAATCCACCACCCACCCTGCTCCCAGTAGGCTTTACCGCTCCGCAGCATTAGAACGGAACATCATCGGCGCTATCGTCAAACGGCAAAGCGCTGTCGAAAGGCTGTTGGTAGTTATCGTTCTGGTAGCCGTTTGTTTGTTGATAACCGCCTTGTTGGCTTTGATCGTTGTTCTTCTTGGAATCAAGAAAAGTTATGTTCTCGGCTACTACTTCTGTTACATAAACTCGCTGGCCTTGATTGTTCTCGTAATTCCGAGTTTGGATTCGGCCTTCAATGCCGATCAATGAGCCTTTACCGCAGTACTTGCAAAGCAGATCAGCAGTCATGCCCCACGCTTGAATGCCAATAAAATCAGCTTCACGATTGCCGTTTGAATCCTTGAACCGGCGGTCAACTGCTAACGAGAAGTTGACAACGGACGTGCCTTTGTTTGTTTGGTGCTTTTCAAGGCCTTTCGTGATACGGCCCGTGAGTGTTACGCTATTGATCATTATTTCTGTTCCCCGCTTTCTAATAATGCTTTTACCGCGTTTACATATTCTTGCCCGTTATGTTCGCCTTCGCCGAGAGTGCCCTTTACAAGCTCTTCAGCGCGTTTTGAATCACCATTAAGCCGATTAATCAACTCCATCATCAAACGCCTGTATTCGGCTTGCAATTGCGTCATTTGACGTTGCTTTCGGCGCTGCTCTTCATGTTCTTTGTCAGCTTCGTTGATGTCAGCCATTGGCAAGTCTTCACCGGCATAAATGCTTAATCCAAGTCCTGCAAGGGCAAGTGCCTTAACAAGGCAACGTTTTTGCGTTTTGTTGATTTCCTTCATCGTTGGATTGATAACAGCGTTGTTGTTGTTATCCATGACATAAAGGCTTTCCGTATACGGTTCGCCTTCGATTGTGATAGTGCATTCGACCATTGTTCCAGTCATCGTGGTTAGATATGGAACTTCTCGATCAATCAATTCGGCATGCTTAACGACTGTTCGATATTTGGTGTACTCTTGATTGCCATACTTGACCTTGTACGGCTCTTGAACCGTTGTTAATGCCATTTCTTTATACTTGGTAAACTTTGGCGTTGGTGTATCTGGATAAATTGACTTAACAAAGTTCCATGCCCAAGACCAACTGACATAACTAAGCGCTGGGCCTTTCTTCATCTTGATAACTTCAACGTGCTTTGAAACGTCAACCGCAGATAACGTTTCAAATACGGACTTCTTCTTTTCGTCTGCCATTATTTGATAACTCCCTTGTAGTTAGTAGCCAGATAAGCACCTGGCACTTCCTTCCCTTCCTTGATTGCCTTCTTGATTTCAGCCTTAACGGGCTTGCGGTCAACTTTGACCGTTTCTTTCCAATAGTTATCTGGGATCAAGCTTTCATCGCTAAATTCGACTGTTTGCGACTTACGCTTGCTATAAACGTGCTTATCAGTGCGAACTTTCGTTGTTCCTGAGTTAGCAACGATATAACCGATATACTCTTGCAAGCGATCAATACGGGCTTTTGCCTTGTCCCGTTCTTTTTTGATTTCTGTCAGCTTTTCCAGCTCGTGGTTGTAGATAGCTAAATCTTTTTCGGTGTCGTTAATCAGCCAAGCAATGGCGTCTAGCTTGTCGGCCAGTTCAAGCTGCAAGGCGTCGATCGTATCCGTGTAGGATTGCTGATCGATTTCGCCGTCAGCTCGTTTCTGGTCAACGGTTGCGATAGCAGCAATAATTTCAGCTGTGTTCATTCGTTTCCTCCTAATCGTGTTTCGGTTCGTCTTTCAGATAATCGTTGTTTTCGTCAATCAGTGCGTCTTGATAGCCTTCTTCATAGCCTGACTGCCAAGCTTTAATCAGTTCAGCTTTCGTATACGTTTCTTTCATGCTATAATCACCTTGAATTTTGTTTTTTAATCGGCATTACCGGCGATCGGTAGTGCCTTTTTTAGTTGCACTGATCGTTGTTTGTAAAGCGAATAGCACAATCCAGATCAAAGCGACCCAGTTTGCTTTGATAAAGTGATTGGTCATGTAAAAGTACATGAATCCGCCACTTAACAGCGACCAAACCGCAGCCTTAATTGTTCCCATGACGTCCTCCTCCTCGTTTGATACCCGCTTGCTTTTCAAGTGCAGCAACCTTGTTGGTTAGATCTACAAGGCCGATGAACAAGACTGCGACTAGCAGTCCTAATAGAAATACAGCGATAGTCATTTCTAACTCCTCCAGTTAAATTCGCGGTAGTGCTCGTTGACCCAAAGGCTGGCATCGTAGGCGTAGATGATTGTGCTACGTCCAGTGCCTGGAAATGGGTCAACGATAAACCCACCATTCTCAACATATGTTTCTGGGTAACGATCAAAGATTTCACGCTTGACCCATGCCCGGCCTTTACCGCCTAAGCATTTTTTGCGGAACTCGTCAACGTCCCACGTCTTGCCCTTCAACGTTTTTTCAGGGACTAGCCCCAGTTTCTTGATCGATTTCTCGACAGAATTGTCAAGAATCCAGTCATCAATTGTGATTTCCATTTGCTCGCCTCCTATAAACGCAAGATTGATATAATTAGCTCATCTCCTAATGAAAGAAGGTGGACCTATGAACCAAAAAGATATTGACGCTATAATCGATAAGAACATTCAAGAATCAAGCGAATATTGGAACAAAGAAAACTTTGAAAAACGAATTGCTCCATATTTGACAAATGGTTCTATCGATATTCACAGCGCAATGGATTTCATGCAGAAACAATCAGCTGACTACTGCCAACGTTTTGTTCGCAATGTCTTGTCTGATTTGCTAGTTGATTCCGATAAATGATCGATCAACTTATTTGCGTCTAATTTAATGTCGCTGTTTTCAAGACTGATTAACTGCTGCAACAGTTGATTAGTCTTTTTTTGTTCCGCAATAATCGCTTTTAGCCCGTCTGCTAATTTCATGTTTAGTCCTCCGATAAAATGCTATTTGGTTCATAACGTTTTTTGTTTCCGTTGCTGTCGATTGTGTACATTGGAATGCCGTTTTCACGTGCGAATCTTTCAATGACGCTCTCACCTGTTTGGCGTTTGTGCCAATCGCTGATAACGGTCATCGCTTGAACCGCTGCATAGTTAATATCATGGTTTAGATAATTGAGAAGGAATTCGAAACCGCCATTGATTTTTTCGTCCCAACCGATCTCGTCATCAATGTACTTTGACACTGACAAATAATCCTTATATCCCCACTTTTGACCGTCATAGGTCTTTTCAATCGGGAACACTTGATCAAATAAGCGTGGGGTTAATGCCCCGACGGTTTTGTCTAACGCACTTGCCCAAGCTATACGTTGTTTCCAACGCATTTCGTCAACGAAAATCGCCTCTTTTACAAGCCGATATAAAATGACTTGGTTATGAATATCTTGATTGCTTCGCATAATCTGGCCTCCTAGTTAACAAGCGTAACTGCAGTTACACTTGTAAAATCTTCGTTTTGGATAAAGTCCCCAAAGTTCTGTTCAACTGTGTTTATTTGATTGCTGATTCGATAGCTTTTACACCTTTGTCAAAGTAAAGCCACTGTGGCACTTCTTTGTCTGAGCTACGCGACTTGCTGTTAGCCCAACGACCGTATTCGTTTTGCCCAGGCTGTTCAGCTTTTAACCCCAACTGGTTAGCGATACGACCAACTTTGTTAGAAGTGATGCCTAGCTTTTGCCCAATTTGTGTTGCCGTGTACTCTTTGTGTTTCATGACTGGCACTGTCATTTCACCAGTCAACTCTTTAGCAGCATGAGCTAGTAGCGATTGACGGGCTGTTTCTGAACTGGTAGCCATTGCGATTTTGTACATCATGTTGGCTTTACGAGTAGCAGCGTTGTCTTCCATGATTGACAATCGTCGTTGCTGTACCAATGACGGGCTGTTTTTCTTGATTGCTACTCGCATATTGAAGTAGTTGTCTACCAGCTCGTCGTAAATGTCCCACGCTTTATCATCATCGAGCACTTTTAAAAGTTTTGCGTAGCCTCGCTCAGAAAGCAGATAAACGTGCTTTGCGTTGCCCCATTGTGCTTTGGTGAACCCATAGTCAGAAAACATATACTTTGAAAGTATCTGTTTTAAGTCGATTAAATCGATGCCGGTTTTAAAGTGCTTAATGTTGTCGTTGATTAATTGGTTGATCTTAAATAGCGGGCGTTCGTGAATGTTTGCAATATCTCTGGCAAGCATTGACTTTTTGCCTTCCCCAAACCCGCCTTCGATTCCCAAAAATTCAAAACCGGCGATACGTTTTTCACCAATTACTTTGATTTCTGGAACGTTTTCCAGAACTTTTTTTGTGTTGATGTTTTCCATTTAATTACTAAAAAACAGCAAAAAAATATCGCTACCGCTAACGCCTAATGCATTAGCGAGTGCTTTAACGTGGCGAGAATTAGGATTTGAAATACCCCTTTCCCACTTGCTAATAGATTGAGCTTGAACGCCAACCTTTTTGCCAAGTTCTTCTTGGGTCAAGCCTTTGCTTTTTCGCAAGGCCATAAGACTGTTCATGTAATCACCTCTTAACATTTAAGTACAAATACTATTATATACACTTTAGTTGATAAAGCAATACTTTTTTAAACTTTTTTCAACTAAAAAAACTATTCAACGTTATATTACGTTATAATTTAGTTACTAAGGTCGGTATAATGTTATATAGTTTTTTATAATGCGCAAATATGCATATTAGCTTAATTTAGTGATATATAATGATATATAAATTTTATAACCGTTGCACTTTTTGTTGCACAAAAAAACGGCCGTCATAAGACGACCGCTTTATTTTTTACGTGGATCTTTAATGCCAGTTGCAGCTTCCATTCCCGCAGTTGTTACTACTAAGGTTTTTCCGATTACTCTATATGTTCCACTGGGCCATTTTTGAGGGCTTTGACGAATAGAGTTACGCACATACGCAATATTTTTGCCCCAAATCTTAGCAGCATCAGTTGCGCTCATAATGTCTGGGCTGTTTAAATCAATATCCATTTTAAGGTTTCACTCCTAACCATTGTAAAATAATCAAAATGATAATTATTATCGAACATACTAAGACAATAGTGTGTGCTGTTTTTTTAGTCATAGTTGATTAATCCCCTTCCATATTCTAAAATACGGAAATAAGGGTTTGGGTTTCCCCGCGCCCCTATTTCAAAGAGTGTTAAGG